TGGTATTGGATATATCCTACATATAACAAAATAATGTTATGGAGTAGTGGTATACAGGATTGGGCAGGAAATGATAAACCGTGGACTAAAATATGAGTAAATTAAAAATAGCAGAATTGTTTTATAGTATACAAGGTGAAGGACGCTTTATGGGTGTACCTTCTGTTTTCTTGCGTACATTTGGTTGTAACTTTAAGTGTGCAGGTTTCGGCATGCCTAAAGGTGAGCTGAGTGAAGAATATCTAAAAGTAGACCCAATAAATTTTAAAACATACAACGAGCTTCCATTAGTTAGTACAGGTTGCGATAGTTATGCAAGTTGGGATCCACGTTTTAAAGATCTAAGTCCTATGATGGAAAGTGATGGTATTGTAGATCGTATTATGGAAATACTTCCGTATAAAACATGGGTCGACGAGCATTTGGTAATTACAGGCGGTGAGCCATTGCTAGGTTGGCAACGTGCTTATCCAGACTTATTAGATAATCCACTTATGAAAACTCTGCGAGATATTACATTTGAAACTAATGGTACTCAGAAGCTAAGTGACGATTTTAAAGAATACTTAACCGACTGGGCTCTAAGAGATTATAATTTTAAGCAAGTTACATTTTCAGTTAGTGCTAAACTAAGTGTAAGTGGAGAGCTTGCTAGTGATGCTATTAAACCTGAAATCGTTAATGAATATCAAGAAGTAGGATTTACATATCTTAAATTTGTTGTTGCTACAGAAGATGATGCTGAAGAAGCACTAGAGGCAGCAGACATTTATAGAGAAAACGGATTTACTGGACCTGTTTACTTAATGCCAGTCGGTGGAGTTGAAAGTGTGTACACACTAAATAATCGCCGTGTAGCAGAATTAGCTATGAAGATGGGCTTGCGTTATAGTGATAGATTACAAGTGCCATTATTTAAAAATGAATGGGGTACATAATGAAAAAATTTATTAAAAAGCTGTTTGGCATTGATAAACTTGAGAAAGAAAAAGAAGAAGCTATTGCTAGGCTGGAGCAAGCAAATGCCCGAGAAGAAGCGGCTAAGGAAGCGGAACGTATTGCCAACTTAGTGCCAAAAGATCGTGCTACTGCTCGAGGTGAGCCTTGGGTGGCTGTGTTGGATACTCATGTTAATAAAGATAATATCCGTAATGGTTTCTTTGAATTAGACTGGAATGATATATTTGTTCAAGAGCTGATTGAATCCGGATATGGATACGAAGCAGATCCTCCGGAACAAATCGTTGATCGTTGGTTCAGAGACTTGGCAAGAAATATGTTAGCAGAAGAAGGTGTAGATCCAAATCGATCAACTTCAGGATATATTAATGTATCTAAAATTAGTAAAACGCAATCGGAAATATCATGAGCTATAAGGTTGTAGACTCGAACGAATATATTGATACTTACAATTTCAGTTCACTAATTACAGAAGCTGACAATCAAGAGATAATGAGAATTGCCAAAGGCATTATCGACAGTGGAAACTATTTCGAAAATAGCCCCAAGTATCAAACTAAAGAAAACTTATTTGGGCGGGGAGAAAACGTATTTTTAAAGATGCGCCAAAGTTTTATATATAGTTGCTTTATGTATTTGGGTAAAGAAGTAAAAATTAAAGCTATCAATAGTTGGGTATTTATGACCAAGAGTAGTGACGAACCCAATCGAGATAATCTATGGCATAAGCATCACTACGATGAGCCTTGGGGTAAACTAAGTGGAATTTGGTATCTACATATTCCGGCTGATATTATTGATAAGGATCTGTGCGGAACCGAATTTAGTAATACTACCGAAAATGTAAGAGCCCAATTACCCACTAGCACATTCTTTGTAAGGCCAAAAGACTTGACTTGGCACGTATATCCTAGTAAAATGTGGCATAGGTCCGGAATTACTAATTCCGAAGAGTACCGTTTTGTGTATGCCGCAGATATGGATTATATTGAATGATAAATCGAATTAGAAGTTTATACCCTACAACAGAGTTTACTCCTAGTTGGAATTTTCCCATCTATACTGATCAATGGCTTGAAGTTGAAAAAATCGACAAGATTAGATCTTGGCTGCTTGATCGTGAGGAAGAATTTATTGCTACATTTCCATATCACCACGATGGTGGTGCTGCCTTGGGTAAAGACAGTGTTACTAGTAGACACGGCTTGTATAGTCTATTTTGGTTTGAGAAAGATATCCCAGAGATAATGGATCTACTGAAATTTATTAGAGAATCTTATGTTAAGTTTATCACTGAAGAAAATGCTATTCCTCGTGATTCATACATTGTATCTTGGTTCAATGTAGCGAGAAAAGGTCAAGATATTAAACAACATGCGCATGGTGCTGATCATGAATCATATCTAAGTGGTAATATACACTTAGATACTTATGATACTTATAATACATTCATATCACCGTATGACGATAGATCGGCATTTATTAGAGATAATGTCAAGGGCGGTATCTCTATATTTCCAAGTTGTGTACCTCATTACAGTAGTGTGTACGAAGGTGAAGAACCTCGTGTAAGTATAGCATTTGATTTAAGAATTAAGCCAACAAAGCAATACGGTTTCGGAGTCGAATCAATTCCGTTTATGGATACTAACATTTATAATCAACTCACCGCAGAAAGTTAACATGACATACATTATAGTTGATACAGCTAATACATTTTTCCGTGCTAGGCACGTGGTACAAGGTGATGCCGATATTAAGCTAGGCATGGCTTTTCATATCACATTTAACAGTATCAAGAAGGCGTGGCAAGACTTTGAAGGTAGCCATGTAGTGTTCTGTTTAGAAGGTCGTAGCTGGCGCAAAGACTATTACAAGCCTTACAAGGCAAATAGACAGGAAACTCGGGATGCAATGACTCAAAAACAACAAGATGAAGATAAGTTGTTTTGGGAAGCCTTTGATCAATTTAAAGATTTCATTGCAGAGAAAACTAATTGTACAGTATTACAGCATCCACAGTTAGAAGCAGACGATCTGATTGCTGGTTGGGTGCAAGCTCATCCAGATGCTAAACATGTTATTATAAGTACAGACGGCGACTTTGCACAACTGGTAAGTCCTACTGTCAGTCAATATAACGGAGTAGGTGATTTACATATTACACACGAGGGAATATTTGATGCGAAAGGCAAACCGGTTAAAGATAAGAAAACAGGCGAGCCTAAGGCTGCACAAGATCCAGAATGGATGTTGTTTGAGAAGTGTATGCGTGGCGATACCAGCGACAACGTCTTTTCCGCATACCCAGGTGTACGTACTAAAGGTTCCAAGAATAAGGTTGGTTTACAAGAAGCGTTTGCCGATCGTAAGACTAAGGGGTACAATTGGAACAATCTCATGTTGCAACGCTGGGTTGACCACAACGGAATAGAACACAGAGTCCTCGAAGACTATCAACGTAATGTACAGTTATGCGACTTAACAGCACAACCAGAAGACATTAAAGTTTTAATTAAAAACACAATCTCGGCAGGAGCCGTTCCTAAAGACATTACACAGGTAGGCATTCGTATGCTTAAATTCTGCAATGCTTGGGATATGAAAAAGATTGCAGATAATATACAATCGTATGCTGAACCTTTGCAGGCTAGGTATCAGGAGTATAATAATGTTTAACAGCATATTGAATTTTTTTAAATGGGTATGGAATGATCCCGGATGTACAGGTGAATGTAATCAAGGGCGCAGGGCTTGTAATTGTAAAGACAAAGGAAAATGATATGGCAACTACTGAAGAAAAAGCTAAACTAGTAGAGATACTTAAATTTACACCACGCACATATAAGATTAGTATGTGGGGCTACGGTGGCGAAAAAGTTATGGGCACAGTAGATCGTAAGATTTATGATTATTTTAAACGTCGCAGACTTGATCTAAGTGATTATGCTTGGGATAGCGACTATGCCGACGAAAATAATATTCCAGATGAAATGCAACCATTCCCATCAGGAAGTTGGTATGAGTGTGACGGTATGGGGCATGCAGGAGGAGTCAGTCGCAACGCAGGTACACTACAGATCGAAGACGAAAATGGTGAAATAATATTCGAACGCAGTCTAGATGATCTTGACGGCGGCGACGATAGCCCAGAGTTAGAATGCAACGATGAAGTGTGGATTGATAGCCAACCAGACGGTACTGTAGTATTCCTAGGTAATAGTAACGAAAAAGGCACATTTTTTGAAGGTGAGATTGAACTTAAAATGCCGTTTGATATTACTAAGCTAGCATTAGGCTACGACGAAATTGATGGCGAAGAGATCGTTAACTCTGTAACGTACGACGAAGAAGATATCGACAACTGGGGTGGTAGCACAGACGGTAAGAGTAGTGACTTTGGATTTTATATTGCTGGATCTAATAAGAATACTGGCAAGTGGGAGAAGTACACTAACATGGACGACATTGAATACGAAATGACCGAATGGTTTGCTAAAAAGGTCGTACCAGTTCGTGAAGGTACATACATGGTTAAGACTGCTGGTAAGAATAGTTATACATATCAAGCCAAGTGGACTGGCACACGCTGGATTAGTGCATGGCAAGATGACACTCCAGAAACAGAAGAAGTTAAAATTAAAGAATGGCAAGGTCTTGCTATTAACCCGGATGAAGAGTAAAATTATGACAGAGATACACGCAAAACCAATAGTAGATGGTAAATTTTGGATTGTTGAACAAGACGGTACCAAAATTGCCACTCTACACAAAAAAGAAAATAATAAATTTGTTCTTAGTAGCCACAACGGTGAAATGATGTTTAACAAGAAAGATGACTTGACTAAACAGTTTGGTAAAGACTTTTTCTTAAACAGTGATAAAGTTAAAGTTACACAAGCCGAACCAAATGAATGTTATGACTATCCAACTAGTTGTCGGCCATTCAATTCAATCTACGATGTACAAAAGAGACTACCGTTGTTTACTAAAAGTAATCAAAGCAAGAGTAGTTACTGTGCTGGATATTATACAATTAAATTTGAAAAGGGCTGGGTTAAATCTTTTTGTCCCAAGTACATTACACTACAGCGATATCCATATAAAGGACCATTCAAATCAGAGTTTGAAATGAAAATGGTATTGAGCAATGCAAAATCAGATTAATCTATCTCCAGT